CGAGAACTTCGTGGATTATTGGCGAAATTAACCAGCGGTTGTTTAAGAACTAATACGGTTCACAAGAGAGTATGTTGACTAGTGGCTGGAGAAAAATAGGAAAACCAGAGTTGAAGCAGAGAGGCAATACCATGGGTTCTTGAAAATGATATGCCAATAAAGCTCATACAAGTAGGATATGATGTGTTTTGTTAAAACAGAGACATTAGTTGGGGACACACGTCCACGTCTTATCGCCGCATGCAAAAGCGAATTAAGACTGATGTTAGCCGGAATATATGACCATGTTGCAAGGCAGGTTTACTAAAACAAACATTTCATTAAGAATATGAGCGCAAAGGACATTAAACCAATGATATACTAAAGATTTAGTAAATATAAATTAATAATATGCTGTGACCTTGCTTAGTATGATTCAACATAAGGCAGACACATTATGCGGTTTGAACGAAAATTGTTTGAGTAGATAGTTGGTGTTGAGGCTAGTCTTTTGTGGGAAGCGTTTCAACATGGGGCAGCGCATTTCGACTAAACCAAAGGGGAAAATAAATTAGTAGCCCATTGCCCGGTTTAAAGATGGTCAGGACAACCCACTACAGCTTTGTTCAACACAGTTTTCACAGCCATGGCATTGAAGTACTCATTTAATTAAGCTAAAGTTGACGACTATGATTTTGTGGCAGAAGGGGATGATAGTTTATCTGGTGCAAATAACATAGATCTAGATGTGTTCCTTGGCTCATTTAAAAAATTAGGATTAAATGTAACAGCTGATATTACAAATGGATTAGCAGGGGCCACATTTTGCCAACTCAGGTTTGACTATGACAAAGAGAACAACCTTATTGTTTACAAACCACTTGCCAGAACTCTGATGAAGCTGTCTTTCGGTTAATTAGACACTGCTAAAAGCCACCGTCAACAGCTGGCGCTCATAATAGCTAAACACCAAAGCCTTTAATTTGATTACTAGACATCTGCGAAAATGAATCAGTACTGTCAAACAGTGATTGACCATGTTAAGACTATTCTCAATAAGACTGTTAAGAACAAAATGGGGTTAGTGCACAAGCAGATCAATCAAAAACTTAGTGAATTAGAAGCCAAGCGGTAATTTAAATTAGGCTTGCTGGATGAGCTTGATGGCGCAGAGTTTGACAGGAAATATGGGAAAACATTAGATGAACTAATTCGACACATCAACTCAAAAGGACTGTTTGAAGTGTGTGAGATCGATAATGGTGATGTTATTCAACCATCTGCAGAGAAAAAAATTTCAAAGTAGTACATATTATTAGGCGCGGACTGTAACATGC